ATTTGACATTTTCCCCGGTCCTTTCAATCTGTGAAGACCATAAGCCTAGCTCCGTTTAAGGACCTTGTCAACCCAAAACTTTACCTGACTTTGTTTTTCTACAATGCGGGACAACCTAGCCCCATCTACAAGTTCCTTATGTTGTCCGTCTAAACTTTCTATAAGAGTGTAATAATCGTTCAATTCTTCTCTGAATGCATGGTAAGGTGGGTTAACCCCCCAAACATTCCCATATTTTTCCATAAGTGCTTTCAGGCTAGCATCTGGAAATATTATTCCACAGTATTTTAACATGACATTTCCTCAAGAGTCCATCCCCATCCCCACCCACGGTGTTTAAGGGTCCAGCCTACTTTCTGGAGTTTCTTTCTAATCCTTGGCACGTAGGTGTTGACCATCCTACGCCCTGAGGTTAGTTCAGGAAGGTAGGTGTTTGGGTAAAGACAATCTATGCAGTCCTGTTCAGTGACATTTTGGTGTGACATAAAAAGCCACATTAGGTTTTCCTCTTGGGGTTCGAATTTAACGCCTGACAGTTTCACGCCGCAAACCTGACAATCTCGCCACACTTGACAAAATCCAAACTGTCCAAACTGACATTCCGATAAGCCAACCGTTCCATATCAAACACCGTCAGGTAACGATCAGAGAGGTTTGTTGACTTTCCCCCGTGAAGGTGCTTCTTAACCCCCAGGCGGCACGTCATGAGCCTGTATGAGCCGTCAAGTTTGACAAATCCCACCTGAAAGAACTTGCCGGTGACAAGGTTGGTGACGATTGTGCGTTTTAGGGTGTTTGGGGTGTTGTAGTAGTTGATCACGTCAATCTCCAGTTCTCAGAAAAGTTATCCAATTGAACACACCCAGTGTGGCCCAATGTAATTGTTTAGCTAGATCACCTTCTATCATGTAGTAGATTTCAAGGCCAATGCATAGAGCCGTTAAGGCGAGTAGACAGACGCTAAGGGATTTCATTTGCGTGTTCCTTTTTCAAATTCTGCCAAGAGTCTATCACGGCTCTTTGGGGGTGTCAAACCCTAACATTCACGCCCAGGGTCCACCGGCAGCTTATCCCCATGAACCAAATCAAACAACTCCATTTGAAACCTCATGGCCACGTCGGAGATTGTTAGCTGGCCTTTATCAACCAATTCATCAATCTCAGGGCATAATTCCACCACCTGAGATGCGGCCCTTTGGGCTTGTAGAAAGATGTCATTCCGGCTCATGACGATACTCCCACTGGTTACAACCAAAATCCCCTTGCACGTAAAGCCTACAGTTCATCCCTGAGTTGTTATGCCACTTCGCCTTATCCGTACCATTCAGGGCGCACCAATGGCTGAAATCACGGGTGTTCATTACCCTCCACGTCTGTTCAAGCTTTCGGTTGTAGGTGCAGTATTCACAGGTTTTGAATTTAGGCACTTTTTAAGGCTCCTTCCAGGGCGTCATAGATTTCCTCATTCAGGGTGTCTGAAATACCCATAGCTTTACAATCATTATATGATAAAGCCCCTGTCACCCTCTTCAAAAGTTTTATCTCTTCCCTTGAAATGGTGACTGTGAACTTTTCCGTCTTTTCAAACTCCATTTCAGATTACTCCCACTGCTATCCAAATCATGAAAAAGATTACACTCCAAAACATGAATTTCCAAACGCCTATGATGAAGTCCAAGAGGCTCTCCTTAAAGGTTGGTCAATTTCTGAAACGAAGTATACCACCTTCAGGGGTTCTCTGTCAACCACAAAAAGGAACTAAGTTTAGGACCCTTATAGGCTAGCCTTTTAGGTTACCTTTTACTAACTTTTTTTAGAACTATATGTAGGGTCCTTTATAGGCTAGCCTTTAATGTACCCTATAGGCTTTACCTTTTATGTAGCGAAGTATATCACGTTTCATTCCTGAAGGCAAGAGTCTTCTGTTCACAAGATCGTGAAGAGAGGGTTGTTGACATTTTCCTGAAGGACGTGGTATACTTTCAAAATCACAAACCAAGGAAGGACCTTCCAGTGAGCCGCACTAGACGTAACCCAATTGCTTCATCCCTGAAGGAGCAACAATACCACCTCAGGACTGTCCCTGGCAAGCCTCAATATGAGCCTACCCTGGAAGAGTGGGAGCTTGACGATGAGGACATTCAGGATGACTTCTATAGGGTGGCTCCTGAGTTTGATGATTACGAGGTTTATCTGAGGGAGGTCCGCTTGGGGTTGGAGAAGGGGGTGAAAAATGACTGACGATGATTTCTACACAGGCGGCTACCCAAACCGCACAGCATGTGACTGCCTGAGGGAACTCAGGACGTGCCACAAGGTGCGGAACTACTCTGGCGTGCTTGGCCTTGTCGAGGAGCTTCAGAGCATGTTCAACCGCATGGAAGCCGCCCTCTACGATAAGAACGACCTTGAGGCTGCTCAGAAGAAGGTTAAGGAGCTTAGGAAGGAGATTAAGCAGCTTTCAGAGGAGAAGGGCCAAGGTGGTGGTTGACGTAATCGAATTATTCTCGGCGGCAATGGCCCGAGAGAACGGCGACACTGACAGCCACGGCAAGCTGCGCGTTAGTGCGTACAACTACATGAGCGAGGTGTGCGTTGATACGCTGGATGCGAACGGGCTGTACATTGTGCCAAGGAAGTTGCCCGATGAAGCAGTTGGAAAGGCGATGGAACGGTGCGGGTGTGCAGCCCTACCAATTGAAGAACGGGCCGCGCTAAAGGACTTCTGCGCCGCCCTGTTGGATGAAGTACGGAAATGAGGGTTTGATTATGCCTTGGGCAAGAATTGTCGGCTCTGCGAAATGCGTTTGCGAACGGTGCGGGCGGTACTTGCCGAAACACCGGCTGGGGTTTTCCAGGTTCTGTTCCGACCGCTGCGCCATCGACACCACAACGACGTAACAAACGAGCATTAGGGAGACACCGATGGCAGTTAATCCATGCCGGAAATGTGGCGGAAAGATGCGGATGGGCGGTGAGCGCATCAACGTCAACCGCCGTGGCGGCGTCTATAACTACCTTGCCCATATGGGGACAACAGATTGTGATGCCGCGAAAGGCTTATCGACTGTGATGATGAAACCTTATCCGAAAAGCGACACCGAGAGGCCGTCGCGCCAGATGGTTGAACGCTGGAACGACGAAAACCCGATTGAGGCAGCCCCCGGCATAGGTGAGTGCCCTCAATGTCATAAATACCTGGGTAAGTGCCCGTACTGTCACCGGCCACGACCAACACGACCGAAATGAACGTATTGGCTCCCCTGCCTAACGAGGCTTAAAGTACACCATGCGTATAATCGACTACTGCAACTCCCTAAACGTCCCGATAGGCACCTCCCACCGTGGAGACTGCCCCCTTTGTGGTGGTGTCCATAGCTTCGGAGTGACCAACACAGGTCTGAAATTGCTCTGGAACTGCTTCCGACCAGACTGCCGGGCTTCCGGTCAGAAAACAGCGGGCCTCCATGAGGATTCCTTCAACGCCCCTTCAGGGAAGGATAAGGATAGTTTGTTAATTATCAATGACTTAGCAGAGCCGCCCAGTTGGGTTAACCTTGAGCGGTCCACAGAGGCGCTGGACTACCTCAAAAGGAACGGCTGTTGGGAGTTTTACCTGTCCACCCTGTCGCGGTTTAAGTATGATCTGAAGCAGAACAGGATAGTTTTCAAAGTCTGGTACATGAACCGACTGGTGGATGCAGTAGGGCGGAACATTGATAAGGTGCCCAACAAGGGCCTCCCTAAATGGACCCGGTATGGACACTCCAATGTGCCCTTTGTGACCAGCCTGTTTAAGTTCAGACAGGCCGTGATTGTTGAGGACGCTGCCTCTGCCTGTGCCGTGGAGAAGGTTGATCGTGCTGGTGTGGCCCTTCTGGGGACTACCCTCCTAAGCTCCCATCTGAAGGTCCTGAAGGAGAACTTCGACAGTGTAACGGTCTGCCTAGATAAGGACGCCTCAAGAAAATCCCTTGACATGGCCAGTGAACTCATGGTACACTTACCTACAGAAATTAGGATTTTGGAGAAGGACCTGAAAATGCTAACCAAAGAGGAACTTCAGGGGGTTCTCAAATGAAGGTGTTTATTTTGATCCTAACAACCTTCCACCCCATAAACGCCCAAGTCTTAGAAACCTGGGATGAAACCGGCAAGTGCAACCCCGAGCGCGTTCAGGTGTTAGAGTCTGTGTCGGGTGTCTACGGTAAGATTGGGGAGGATTTTTCCTTGAAGTGTTTGGTGTTTGGAGTGGAACGATGAGCATCCAAAAGGAACTAAGAAATGTCAGCCTCATATGGGACTTTGGCAAGAAACCAATCCCCCCAGGAACCTATGATGGTAGGCTTGGTAAGAGGGCTGCTCACTACATAGACACCCTAGAGGCCAAGGACAAGGCCCAGCGAGAAAGGATTACTGACCAGCGGCGGCAGATAGAGGCGTTGGAAGCGGCTATTCGTGAGGCGCAAGCAGCCGTTGGCGCGCACTGGCCGTTTGATAAGCTGTTGTCTAACGCCCGTAATGTAGAGGCCATCCTAGAAGCCGCCCTCCCCAGCGAACCGGAGTTGGAGCCGTGTCCGTTCTGTGGTGGTCAACCTCAGTTCGAAGACCACAGTACACTGTATCCATACACGGTAGTATGCGAATGTGGGATACACGGGCCGGGAAATGACGACAAAGCCGAAGCCCGCGAAGCATGGAACAAGAGGGCGTGAACCTTAACCTCCTCCTAAAGCTAGCCAAAACCCACAGCGGAACAGCCGGTGCAAAGGTAGTAGCCAGTCTGGAGAAAAAGGGCCGCACCCTCGCCATAGGAATGAACCGTAGGAAGACCCATCCTCTCGCTAAGAGATTCGGGAAGAACTCTGAGGCAATCTTCCTGCACGCTGAAGTGGACGCTATCGTAAAGGCAGTGGCTATTTACGGAGCGGAGGGGGTCAGAGGCTCTACCCTGAGGGTGGCGAGGGCCTTGAAGGATGGTTCCCCCGCATTGGCCAAGCCGTGCGAGGGGTGTCAGAGGGCCATCATAGCGTTTGAAATAGAGGAAGTAGAATGGACCAGTTAAGAGAACAGTTAGGGAAAATCCAAAAGGCTAGCTTTGGCAAGAACCATGATGGTCAGCTTGGGTTGTTCCTAACCCTTGGTGGACCGGGTTGGGGAGTTAACGAGTCTGACACCCATTGGGATCACCGTTCAGAGAGAGCAAAGTGGTCCCATGATGAGTGGGTGGAGGGTTTAGGAGAGATAGTCCTCCGTCTGAATGATCTTCTGACTAAAGCTAAGGTCTGTGACATTTCAGAATTGGTGGGTATTCCAGTGAGGGCGAAGTTCAAAAATAGGTTGCTGGACTCTTTTGAGGTGCTAGAGGAAGTACTATGACCGACAATATGGTCAAACGTCTGTATTGCGAAGACTGCCTACGCTGGTGGCCCAAGAGGCTCAAGTGTGGCGCAAACCATGATGTGACCTACGACAAGCGCCTGATAGTCCATGAGCGTGACTCTAAGGAGCCTTGTGAGGAGTTTGAGTATTATGAGTGACCATCTTATGAAAACTAATATGTCTAAAGAGCAGATACCTGAACTTGTTGATCAATTTCCATTCGATAAGATGATGGAGATAAATAAATTACTATTTGGAGAAAAGTATGAAAGCAGTAAGGAGGAACTAAAGAGTACAGCTACACGTATCCTAAAGACATCTTTTGATTTGTGGGAAGATTCTGATTTTATAGAGATTTCTTGTAGTCGCTTGACTGCTAGTATAGGTGGGGAGGGGGATGTTAGACTATACTATACCCCTTTATCGGTTTATGATTATGATGTTGGGGAAGATGACGAAGATGACTAAGCAGCACTGGGTAATCTCCGACCTTCACCTAGGGCATTCCAACGTGCTAGCCTTCACTCGCTCAGACGGCTCCAAGCTTAGGGACTTTCAGAGCATTGAGGAACACGATGAAACCATAGTGGATAACTGGAACAAGGTGGTTCGTGAACATGATAGGGTCTATCTCTTGGGTGATGCTGTTATGCCAGCAGCTTCAATACCTACCCTGGGCCGCTTGAATGGTTCTATAGTGCTGGTGATGGGCAACCATGACCACCGCCATAAGAACAAGAAGTATGAACCCTTCATCAAACAGTTCAGGGGGTCTAGTCAGTGGTATGCAGGGCCGGGGAGAAACTGGATCATGACGCACATTCCGGTGCATCCTATGTGTCTCAGTGAGAGGTTCAGGGGGAACATTCATGGGCACACTCACTCCAACCACTTAACTCAGAGGTGGATGGATGAGAATGAAGAATCTTATGAAAGTAAGGATAGGCGCTACGTAAACGTTTCGGCGGAAGAAGTTGGGTACACTCCGGTTAGTGTTGAGGAGATTACCCGATGTTAGTAGCATGTTACCTACTGTTTGGATATTTGTTATGTTGCTGGGCTATGGTTAGGGATGCTCAGGGGAGAGTTAGTGAGTACCACACGCCACCAGGGTTAGTCCCTTTTATGTTAGTGGTGTTTTCCCTGCTCTGGCCCCTTATCCCACTTTCCCCATATCTGAAAAGGAAGCTTGAAAAGTGGCAATCCTAACCCTAATCCGTGGCCTACCCGGCTCTGGCAAAAGCACAGTCGCAGCTTGCTTGGCGGGTAACCCAATGGCAAACCGCTTTCATTATGAAACGGACCAGTTCTGGCACCTTGAGGATGGCACCTATCGGTTTGAGCTAGAGCGTCTGAACGAGGCCCACACTTGGTGTCGGAAGATGGTCACTCAGGCGCTGTACTTTGGGGCTGACGTGGTGGTGAGCAACACATTCACCCGCCGCTCTGAGATTACCCCCTTTGTCAAGATTGGCAAGGAACACGGGGCTAAGTTGCAGATCATAGAATGTCGCGCACCTTTTGGGTCCATCCACGGCGTCCCTCAGGAAACCCTTGACCGGATGGCGGAAAGGTGGTATACTATTGTTCAGAAGGATTGGGAGGAGTGGACCAGTGCAGATTAGAGGAGACACCGCCATAGATGCCGTTCAAATGATCATGTATTTGGTAGAGTGTGCTGATGAGGAGGGTCCTGGGGCAGTGGAGCTTAGGCTTGGGCCGGAGGTTGTTAAGGAGCTTCGAAGGCTGGTGTGTGAGATTAACTTTTGGAACAAAAAGGTGGACGGGTGAGTTCAGAGAAAAACCTCCTAAAGCTCTCCCTAAAGAAACCCTTCTGGGAGCGCAGCAAGAACCTCCTGTCAAGAGACTTCTTCCCAGGCCTTTCAGGAATGGTCTATGACGCAATCCGCTACGGGCACGATCAGTTCGAAGGGGATATTTCCTTTGACCAACTAGAGGGTCTGGTTCTTGATCGTTACCCGGCTCTACCAAACTCAAGCCGGGAGGAGCTAGAGGAGTTCATTCAGGACTTGGAGCCGCTTGACCCTAATCCTGAGATAGGAGCCTCTCTGCTTGAGGGAGTGTGGCTCAGGGATAAGGCCAAGAAGATGGGAGAAGCCTGTATTGATGTCTACACTGGTGAGAAGGAGAGTTTCTCTGAGGTTGCTAAGTTGCTGGAGGTTGTTAATTCGGGGGTGTTGGCTAACCACTCAGAAACCTTCCAAGAGGTGACTGATGATCTAGAGGCTCTTGTCGCGGGGATGGTACAACCGGCTGAGTTTGAGTTTGATCTGCCCACCCTGAAGGAAAACATCACCGGGCTGAACAGGGGCAATTTTGGAATCATCTTCGCCCGCCCGGAGGTTGGTAAGACTACCTTTTCTAGTTCCTTAGCGGCAGATTACATTCGCCAGGGCCATACCGTGGTGTACTTCGGCAATGAAGAGCCAGCGGCAAGGGTCAAGATTAGGATAGCCTGTTCCTACCTTGGCAAGTCAGTCCATGAAATCTCAGAGGGACTAGACAGCGCCAAGGAAGAGTGGCAAGAGGCATCTGCCCGTCTGAAGGTGTTTGACTCGACGGCAACGGACATTTCTGAGATTCACGATTGGGTTGCTCTGAACAAACCCGATGTGGTCTTCATTGATCAGCTAGACAAGGTAAAGATTATAGGAGACTTCTCCCGCCCTGATGAACGGCTCAAGGAACTATACGTTCAGGGGAGGGAACTAGCCAAAGGGAACGACTGTCTGGTCTGGGCTGTGAGCCAGTGTAGTGCGGATGGGCATAACAAGCCCTGGATTGACTTCTCCCAAATGGACGGGTCTAAGACTGGCAAGGGAGGTGAAGCCGATATGATCATTGGCCTTACCAACACCTACGGGGATGAAGAGGACTACATTCGAAACCTGTGCATCTCAAAGAACAAGGCAAATGGGTGGCATGGTATGGTCACCTGTTCGATTGATATTGAAAGAGCGAGGTTTGCGCCGTGATCACCGTAAACATAATCATCAACGGCTCCGTAATAACCTCAGCCACAGCCAAGAACGTTGGTGAGGTTGAAAACGGTTACCATCAATATGAGCTTGACTTTGACCGCTCAGGAGAGTATACTATTGTCCATGAGCGGGATAATGGGGCTGTTGAGTTGGCCATTTTGATTTTGGAGAAGTTGGCAGAATATGAAGACAGATAAGCAACCCCCTCTGAAGGATTGCTGCAAAAACTGCAAGCACTGGGGAGAGTACTATGGTGAATACACAGTGTCTCCCAACGCTGGTAGTGTGAATATATGCTACTTTGGACACGCTCAGGGGATGATTTGGATTACCGATGAGATAGACTGGTGTGGGAGTTGGGAAGAGAAATGATCACCACCCTGGACTTTGAGACTACTTCGATCAAGGACGCAAAGGGGCGGATTTGCCCTGAGCCGTATTTGGGGAATAAGCTGGTTAGTGCTGGGTGGAAAGAGGTCCCTCTCAATTTGGAAGAGTGGGAAGTAGAGGATTCCTATGTGTGCTTCTACCACTTAGAACAAGAACCCTCTGAAAACGGGTTTAAACTTTTGCAAAGTGCCCTTGATAGAACTAACCTCCTAATAGCCCACCACGCCAAGTTTGAGC